GGTCAATGGACGTCCGAGCTCGTCTTCAATCCCAATGCAAATGAGGCATAGAAAGAACATTGCCTCAATGGGAAAGGTCAGAGCTGAACCCATAGACGCGAACTTGGTAAGATTTATCACCTTACCTCGTACGTCTGCCCTTAGAGAGCGACAGTCTTGTACGGCATCCCTAAAGATGCCTGCCGAGGCCATCATACTCTTTACATGGCAGTTCATAACACGATCGGAAGCTTCGCTAAGATCTAGCGTAGCTAGGTTTCCCGTAAGGGATCCCTCTTGAGCCATTTGCTGATTAGGCACTTGGTCATCAAATCCTAGCAACTTGTTAAGGGGGTAAGTCCTCTTCAAGTAGCCCACTAATGGTCGCATCAGAGCCTGTTGTGTGTATTGCATACACGTAGGCTCTTCAGCAATCAATCGTGGCGTTTTATGCGTCTTAAGAACATCGGTAACCTTTACAGGTTGCTCGAGTTCGGGCGGAAGAAACGAGATTCGGTCCAGGTATTCATTTATACCTCCACGACGGAAGCAGATACTCTCCAGCTGGAAAGCTCTGCTCAAGTCGTTCATGCCAAATCTGCTGCTCGTACTTCTTGTTTCCAACAAGACGGTCAGCAGTTTGGCCAGGACCGTGCCTAGGGATAGGATGACCTTCGAGAAGGTCGGTGCACATATCAGTGTACACATTCCCATACAATAGGCGCCCGATGCGGCTGATCCTTCCGGACCAGCTTTCACCCAATCGATAGAAAGGGTCATTAATTAGAGCAAGCTGTTCCCGAACAAGTTCGGGGTTGTCAGTCTGCTCAAAATCACCATCGGGCTTCAATTCTTCCTCTATCTTGAGGAACTGCTGGTAAGCGTCGTCGATGCGATCTTTCGTTGCTTCGACTTCAATCTTGGAAAATAGGCGAGTAACCTGACGGATACTTGCCACAGCATCGAGTATACTGTCCTCATTGTGAGTCCAGTACTCGTTGCGATAATCTCCAAGATGGCGGCCGCGGACTTTAGGGTCCACGAGTCGCACAGCATTCTCCAGCCAGACATCTTCAAGAAGACGTCCACTCTCACGGTCGAAAATGAGATCCAGAAACCCACCCAAGAATATTGGGAGGTTTTCGTGCTTACGGTAGCCAATCCAATATGGAAGGCTATCGTTCGCATCAGGGACCACCGTCCTATTTGCAAGACCTCTTTCGAAGTCATCGCAAAATTTCGGTAGGGTTATAGTAAGAAACTCTAACCCCTCTTTTTCTACGCGTGACTCGATTGTTTTAAAATCGAGTTTGGTACTTATGCCGCATCGGTCCCCAGTTTCAACGAGGACCTGCTGCAAAAGCAACATCAGGCTTTTCATCTTGCGCTCCTTTCGAGAAGCTGACA